GTTTTCCAGAATTTCAGGATTTCAACAACTTCCTCAATCCACTTCCGATCAGGAATAACCTTGTCCTTTCGAGTGCCTGTTTCCGCACCGATTACTACCCAGCCCCAACGCGCAATCTCAGCGCCGTCATATGGCCGATGCAATACTGCACATTCTTTAAAACCACTGGTCATACAATCGAGAATCGGTTCGACACTCAGCCAGTTCGCCTGTGTTTCGTAAGCAGCGTATAGCTGCTCCTCGTTTGTCGCAGTTGCTCCAAAGTAAGCAGATAACCCCCGCGTCGTCAATGGCGAGTTCTTACCCTCAATATACTCAATAACGTCTCCATACCTACCGGGATTCTTCGTCAAGAATAGGTACCTGTGCCAGTGCGCGGATGCGCAGGCTGTGATGATTTGCTCTATCCAATCGTCGGGGATCCATTCACCGAACATATCGCCCATTGAGCAGACGAATATAGTCTGCGGAAGTGTTATCTGTACGAGTTCGGCGATACGGTACCTATGAAACGTTGGGTCAAACATAAAGGGATACGGGTTGCGCCGGGGCGTATCGTTGTAGTCGTTCTTCTCGGCTATATATGGTTTATTAAGTATGTGAATATTGCCAGTTGGACAGCTACTCACTGTACCGCCAAACCGTAACGCAATACGGTTCGCATAACAATATTCGCATTCTTTCAGGCACCCAGTAACTGGATTCCACGACATATCACACCAGTCGATTTTAGTGTTTTTCATGATTATGAGCTCCTTCTACTTATTTCTCGCGATAATTGCTGCTCTAAAGTGAACTAGTGCATTTCAGGTACTTTGAATATATATCCGGATTGGGTACACCGCCAAAGTCATGATCCGGAAAATCTATATAAATCCGTTTTACGATTTCATTGCGGACTCTCGTCAACGCCGACTCTCTGTTGTAGGATTTTACTGTAATGGATACTTCTTGCCAATCCGGATATAAGTAGTATTTGAACCATCCGTCGTATACATATATCTTCATCTTTTCGCCTTTTCGGCTTAACCCGCCTCTGCTTGATATTTCACGTTGTACATCATCAACGCTTACGCCGTAATAATCAGCAGCTATACGACAGCATCGAAACCATGTATGCTGATTTTCTTTTTGCATCTTACGTGCAAAACTAGCAGCAGCCTTTATACTCATCACATATTATCCTTTCCTAGCTCCAAAAGCTTACGGACTGCATCATCAGGGCTGATACACTCGTCTAAGAAGATATCGCTAGCTACCTCCTCCTCTTTGGTCATATTTTCCTCACCGGAAAGTATTCCAAGAGCAGCCAACACGCATAACTCAAATGCAGTCGTCGCAGCTACCAGCGCATCGTATCCCTCATCGTTGCCGTGATTGTAAAGCGCCGCTTTGATGCTTGACATACTCCTTGCGCCGTGTACTGCATTATAGACTATCTTTTCCTTCATGTTTTCCTCCTTAGTGTTATCCATCATAACAACCGCACGGCATCCCGCAGCAACAACCGCCTGTGAAGTCCTCGAACCCCGGCAAGACAAATTGGCTCTTTCGGAATTCCTCATTATGCATCCAAATTTCACGGTATTCTTCCCAGGTCCATGTGCGACCTAGCCCTACAATACTTGTAGGAGTTCCATCACGCTTAGTTTTCCGGGCATTGCGCTCTAGCGCCACTGCACGGTCAAACAAATCGGGATAGTCCTCCCAAAGCTGCTGAATTACATCCTTTTTATTATTTGGACAGAAAAAGCAACTTGATTTACCTGGCAATGGCAACCCTGCATCTTTTATCGCATTAATACACTCATCACGTCCCCAGCCCCACGCAATCAGCGGAAAGTGTTTTTCGTACTTCTTATCTGTTTCATAGACAGCTTTATTCTTGTCTATTCGCCTTTGCTCCTTTGCGTCATACCCGATATACTCATTGACCTTTTCATGGCGCATCCATACATCCTTGCACATAGGATGTTTGTTACAATACGATGCTTTTGGATTTATCTTAAACTGGACAGCGCATTGCGAATTTCCATAGACAGGCGCGGGAAGCTCGTTATAAGTAAGTAGTTTTTCTTCCAAAGTGTACGGATTACCACGCAGCGTCTGGCGCACCTTTGTTACTCGTGGTAAGCTTCGCTCTTCCAACCATCTTGAAAATATCTCAATAAACTCATATGTGTGAGGTTTCTCCCCACCAGTGTCAGAGAATATTATCAAGTCAATCGGTATACTGTGCTGATACATCCCAATTATCAAGGCAGTACTGTTTGTGCCGCCGCCGTAACTCACTATATTCATTCAAAATCTCCGATAGTCAACCACATGGTTTATTCGTTCCTGGCAATGGCTGCATTAGCCCACATAACTGCCTCTTCGAGTTTTGTGATGGCGAGCGATTTCTCGCGGCTGTCCGGACAGTAACCCTCAATCAGATAAGCTAATTCCTTTGCAGTTTTCCTCAAGAATTCGTATCGCGTCGGCTGGTCTCCTTTTGGCGAGTGATATGTGAATGCGTTTTCTATTTGCTCATGCATTTTAAGCTTCCTCCTTTTTTTCTTCAGTCTCTCTAAGAAATTTGTCAAATTCAGTTCGCTTCATATTTGTTGGTCTGAAATACTCCTTAACCAACTCGAAGGGCTTCAGATAATCACGCAATATATCCCGAGCTTCTTCCTCGGCTCTTTTTTTGCAAAGTTCAATATAATCGTCTTCAGTCATGTTCCAGTCCGTCGGGCAATCTACGACCGTGGAAAACCGGCAATACAAACCATTCGGTTGCCTCGCTATAAACGCTCCCATCATTCACCCTCCAGCCACTTTACAAACTCCTCGTAGCAACTACCGCATAAGTTGACTCTGTCCGGCGGACCAGTTGCGCCCTTTCGCATTTCCGGTGTCCACACGGAGAATTTAGCCCAAGGCTTCATACCTATAAACCAGCTATTGACGCTCTCCCTTATCACCGCTTCGCACCTATTACAGATTATTCCGTCAGCTCTCATGGCAAATCTCCAACAAGCTCCGGGTTGTCGTGGATGTTGCCGATGATTTCCTGACCGTTAATTCCTCCGATATTCATCAAGAGACTTTCGCTGATTGATTCACATCGAAGAGTCCAATAATACTCAGCCCAGCATACGACATACTTTTTCTTGTAATTCTTTCCGCTTCTCGAAAGAATATCCCCTTCATATATGAGTTTACCGTTTTTATCGTATAACCCCGTACACTGCCCGACTGTTTCAGGGATTATGTTGGCTTGTTTTGCTACCGGCTCTCCCCAAAACATTCCCAAATACTGTATTTGAAAAGGGACTCCCTTTCTGTCTCTCAAAAGATCCCCGTAGAACCATTCGCCAGCTTTTGCTCTAGCTCGAAAAGAGTATCTATCGTTCATGTCAGCCTCCATTTCCCCAGAATGCCTCTTACTCGTATACTATTGCTGCTTCGATTCTTAGCGGCGGCTTAAGGACAATACTTATTCTGCTCTGATATATATCCACAGTTACAGACTCGCAGTCGTCTAGCGCAAGTCTACGTGAGTTCAGCGTTTCAATAACCTGACGCATGAATTGATTGGGTATTTCGTCGCGCTCAACACGCTCTTGGCACTGTCTACACCAGTAAATGAATTTGAAGCACGTGCTCTCTTTCATACCTTCTCCTCTTTAAATCCTTGGAAGTCCACGATTCCATAACTCGCTCTCTTTTTAATCAGGCACCGTAATTATTCTGCATTTGTCTCTGGCAAAATCTGCTACATAGCAGACAGCTTGATATGCAAGTTGCATATCAATCAGGAAGTCCTCTGCGGTCTCCTGAGAACCGTTTCTTTGCAGAAACTCAGCCACTGCGGGAGCAGCTTCTATAAGCCTGTCAGCAACCCCAAGCCACACGTCTTTCGGCAGCTCATAACCTAATTCGCTATTTGTCTGCGCGTTCATTCGCCCCGACCTTCTTTCTTTTTACTATTTTTTACTATTGACTCGAGTAACTGCCCTGCGGCAAAAAATGCGTATGTGGTAAGCCATCGCAGCAGAAAGCTCATTTCGTCTATCCGTGTTTCAAATAACATTACGATGATAAGGTAAACCAACATCCCAAAGGCGGCACCGCGTATCATCATACGGTTTAACCAGCTCATGCTGACCTCCATTCCCACAGTCCCTGTTGGCCTCTGACCGGGATAGGCTCAGGCAACAATTCAACATTTATGATTTCCCATGCGTAGCGCTCAGGTGTCCAATCTCCGAAAATATGCTCACTATGAGAGGACAACAACTTTTTCTTGTTGCTGTTAATCATGCTGAGCCGACCGCCAGTTCTTCCGATAATATGCCAGCAGTCTGCAAGCTCCGCTATTGCAATAACACAACCGCGTGGTAGTTCGTGCATGAAAGTGAAGCCCGGTAATCTCGCTTTCAGTTTTTCGTGTGCGATTTCTGCGAATCCCTCATCGAAATCGTTTATGTATTTCAACCCGGCGTGAATTGCGAGCGGTCCGCGGTACATTGTCTGCCATCCCCGCGTCTCAAACATCTTTGCGCCCACGGCCAGGAGCGACGCCCATGGTTGGTAAACTGTAATAGTTTTCATTCTCTCTCCTGTTCTGTCCTGTAGTTACAGGTGTGTTCCCATGTATCTTGAAAGTCTATTCCTTGGTATGCACAGAAACACGAGCCTGTGTTTTTGTAGTATTTGCATTTTGTCATGTGGGTGTTGGTGTGCCCTCCCGCGAGGAGGCATTTGTATCCGTTTTTAAACTTCTCGCGGTAGTCTGCTTTAGCATACTCGTTCATCAAATACCCCCCCTAATGCAGTTGCCGGCTCTGTCCGAAGCACTCTTTGGCCCCCCCATATGTAAGCTCTTTTATTCATCGACAGGTTAGATGAAAGTGATATTACCCATCTGATAATGTACAAAATCAGCCTCCAGCATCTGGCGCCACTCTTCCTTGTCAGCTTTTTTGTATGCGAATATAGTTGCGTTTTCCTCACACCACTCACAGAGTTCATCCAGCGTTGCGAACACCGGAGATATGGGGCTGCCCTCGTTCGTAGTCATCCACAACTGATACCCATCACCCCTTGGCGGACCAATGAGAATCTCAAAGTCTGGACAGTCATACGCAAGTAATGGTATACCCTTAGTCTTAGCAAAAATGCGACAATCGTAGCAGTTTTCTCTACATAGACTGACCTGATATCCGTACCAGATTGTTTCAAGCGGCCAGTTAAAATCAAGCGGCACTCTTTTTAACTCTCTTCCCATGATTGCTCCTTTCTCATTCCACACCTCCACCAAAACGCTCGAAATCGAATTCCCAATGCTTACAACTACTGCCACACTTCCTACATACACCCGTTCTGTAGTCGATGCTACAAGTAAAGCAGGCAAATCTACCGTCGTTTGGCTTATGCTTCTTGACCGCTCGCACAAGCGCCGCCGCTCCCGATTCTGCGACTTTGATCCGGTTACGTAGATCGTCGATAGTTTCAAAGTCTGGTCTCTTACCAAGCGGGGGTTTCCAGAGTTCTCCACCCTCGTCTATGTATCTATATGTTCTCAGAGATTTTTCCGCTTTCTCCGCTCGATGCTTGTAGTCGTCGCGCTCGATCATAACCCCGGCCAGCTTGCACGTTCCGTCGCTGACCGCTTTCATGCATGATGGATATCCGCTCTCAGCCTCACTCAAATCATTCGCTCCTCTCAGCAGCTTCCAGTTTGGAATACTCGGCGCGTATTTCGATCTTCTCCAGATTAGTCCAGAAACACGCCTGCACCATGAGGTCATTCATTAGCTTCAACGCGGATGCTTTGACAAAACGGCTGTCGTCGCTCCAGATTGAGTTGGCAATGTTCATCACCCGGGTCAGCGTGTCGCTGTCAATAGCTTTTATTCGCGCCTTGTCCTTAATAGGCTCTGTTGCGGCTGTTGCAACGCTCTCTAATGGCGTTTGCTCTGGCTCTTGGGAGTTTACCTGCTTTGCCGCTCTTTTTCTCTCTGTGGATTGTCGTCGTCCTCGCGTGATGTTTATCTGCCGTACCGTAGTGCCGAACTCCTCAGCGACTTCATTAGGGCTTCTGCCCTTATCAAGTTCTGTAACTACCGAATCCCACCAGAGCTTCTTTTTCTTCGAGTCCTGTGGCATTGGCGGTCTTTCTTTTTTTGGTGGTACGAATTCTACATTTACGCTGGCTCTCGCTGCTGCATCGGCTAACGTGCTTTCGAAAGCGTCTATCGTGCTGCTTGCATGACCTCTTTCCAGATCCATCGTTATCGACTCCTCTCTCTTCTTGTGTAGCGTTGAAAATGGTATGCTTCGAGCCGCACGGGATAAGTTATAGGGAATCTCTCTTGGATACGGCGGACCGACATCTATTGCTATGTCATTTCTCTTGACAAAGGATTTCTCTCTGACTACATCCGAGTACTTATCACAGTCCTCGATTGTCGTGCCGCGACCTACTCCTGTGTGCAGACGGTAGTCACAGGTCTTGGTTGACTTTGAATAATATACGCAGTCAATCTTCTCGCAGCACACCACTCGACCGTCTCCTTTAGGTATTGTAGTCCCACATACTCGTGCCTTTTTCAACATGCATCCTGATTGACGCTGGGCGGCTCCACATGCGGTGAAACTTTTTCCATGTTGGATTATATTCTGCTTTTATCTCAGAGTTGATTGGCTGATATAATTGAGCAAAAGGCATTGCCCCCGCCTTGTATATTGACTGTAGCCGGGCTTCGTCAGCGTCCATGTCCAGCGTTTTTCCGATTAGTGCGTAGCAGTGTATATGCTCTCGCGTAAACCCTGCCTTTGTCAGCTTTTTTGCCGACGACATAAATGTCGTTACCATTGCATCAGTATCGCAGGCTAACCAGAGTTCTTTGATTCGCAGCCCCTGAACTGCGCTAATGAAATGATCATCGATAAGGTTCACCTGTAGTCCGCCCTTGAAGCAGATTTGAAACTGTCGCTTCAGCATGTCAAAAACTCTGTCTTTATGCTCCCGGCTCGTTTGGAGGAAGTTGTTGTCTTGGATGATATTGCCTTCGCATTCCGGCAGTTCCGTGATTTTTCCTTCGCGTTCCGGCACACAGCACCATGAGCAGCAGTTGTTACATCCGCGTGACGTGAACACCACCCCATGCTTGACATACAACCCCGGTGTGAATGTGTCGCACGGGGAATTATAAGCTGGACCTCCAAGTAGTACTCGTTTATCAGTATGTGCCTCCCACTGATACTTTAGACGCTCGCACTCAACTTTATCCCATGTAAAAGTACAGGATATGCGGATTTCATCGTGCTCGGGAATAAATAGCCCTGGTGGATCTCCGATAAAAACCATATCGTCGTCGGGTGTGTATCTTGTCCGTTGCGGGAATACGCGGATGATGTTCATTCAGTCTATCCTTCCGTCGGTAATCATGGTCACGCTGCGTATCGGCTCAGCCAGGTAGTAGTCCTTCCTCGCCAACACCTTCGCGTATGCCGCCGCTCCCTGAAAGCTGTCAACGACATCTTTTTCCTCAGATGTCATTTCGGCATAGGTGGACGTGCCATAGTTCGGAGGTAGCCAGTTCTTGTTGCGCCCGGCGTAGATGTTCATTTTATCCACGAAATCCATATCCCGGTACTTGATGTGTGTTGTGCCTTTTTTATACAGATCCACGTCGAAGTACTTTAACGGGATGTTCTTTGTCTGGCCGTTGTTGTTGGCGATCTGAAGACGCTCCAGAATATCGTGCTCATCGGTCATTTTGCCGCTCAGATAATCAAATACTTTCTCGATATCGGATAGCGTCTTGTATGCGGTGTTGACCTCAAAAGCATCTTTATTCCACGAATGAGTTGAAAACATGCCCCACGTCGGGATGATGGACTTTTTACCGATTTTGTGCGCCTTATTCGACTTCCAGCCGTCGTAGTAGTGGATCGTGTTCTTCGTTTCTGGGAAGTATGAATGCTCCGCAGTCAGCTTGTCGAACAGAGAGATTATTGCTTCCTGGACGCCATCGATCACCTGAGCGTTCATTTCGTGCATGACTGTCCGAATGTTGAAAAGCGTAAAATCATAGTCAGCCATGCTCTCCACTTTTTCTAGGTATTTCTTGCGAATCTCGCTGGTCAGCTTGCCGACAAACTTCTCGTTCCGGAAGAGCGCGTTCCAGTACTTGAGCCTGACCTCGTGCAGGTATCTATCCATGTTTACGTACGTATCGTTGTATTTGTCTTTTCTGACGGATAGGGCTAATATCGGGTAGTTATATCCCTTCGGGTCCAGGTCGTCGCAAATGTAAGGGCGCAATGCGTAGTACTGATAGATTAGCTCCTTCGATGCGGCAACCTCGACACGGAACCGCGTAATGCCCTGTTCGATATCGTCGCCGGCAACAAGGTCGGTCACCTCTGCGTCCTCCGGCTGATCTTCCCTCGCAGCTTTCTCCATGCGTTCCCAAATATCGCTGTGATACTCCGTACGGCGTGGGATGTTCACGCGCACAATCGCGACTTCGACGTCCGCACGGCGTTCCGCGTTTCTAAAAGCATCCTTCAAGAAAGTTACCTGAGCGCTGCAGCGGTCAAGTTCACGCTTAAGGACTTTCCGGGAGTTGGTAAATGGGTTCCGCAGGGTTTCTGCATTCAACAGGCAAATGATTGCACCGCCGTCTTTCTGTATCTCTATCGCCCTAAGAAGATGCAGGTCTCCATCTGAAAAAGGCGGGTTCATTAT